GGCGAAAAATACATTTGAAAATTTTTTATAATTTTTTGTCGAAAACATTTGGAATTTTTTTTTTATTATGATATTATTCTTTTGTAATCAAAAAAGAAAGAATATTATTTCAATCTTTTGAGAAACTAAATTTAGATGGAGGAGGAAAAGAGGATGAACTTTTTGAATTCAATGATAAACGCTTCTTTCGGTTGGGGAAATGTTGTTAATAAAGCTGGTGCAGAATGGTCAAGTTGGCTTCCAACATTGTTATCAACTTTGGAAACAGTTCTCTGGGTTCTTATGGCAATCGTTGGTGCAGCTGGTGGCATCTATGCAATCTATGTCGGCATCAAGATGGCTCGTGCCGACTCTGCCGAAGCAAGAGACGAAAACAAAAAGAGACTTATCAACATCATCGTTTCAATTGTTGTAGTTGTTGTATTGATCTTGTTCTTCAACGGATTCTTGCCAATGATTCTTGATGCATTCGGAGTTTTCGACAAAAAGGATTGGGGTTCAAAAGATCCAAACGGTGAAACAGGAGCATATTCCCTTCACCGAAGAAGAGATGGCCCAGCTTTGGGCCCATGTTGACGATAAACGCTATGTCGATATCTTGCTGATCCAGTGTTACTCAGGCTGGCGGCCCCAGGAGCTCGGCCTACTGGAGCTGGAGAATGTTGACCTTGAAAACTGGACATTCAAAGGCGGTATGAAAACTGATGCCGGAGAGAACCGTGTCGTACCGATCCACTCGAAGATACGGTACTTAGTCGAGAGACAATATCAGGCGTCTCAAAAGGCTGGCAGCAAGTATTTATTTACTTGTACGGATGGCCGCAGCGGCAAGCCAACGATGCTGACCTATCAGCGATACCAAAAGGGGTTCGCCATGGTTCGGGATGAGCTGAAGTTGAAACCGGAGCATCGTCCGCACGATGGCCGGAAACACTTTGTAACTGCTGCCAAGAAAGCCGGGGTAGACGAATATGCCATCAAGTACATGGTCGGTCACAAGATTTCGGACATTACCGAGAAAGTCTACACTCAGCGTGAGTTCGAGTGGCTAAAGACCGAAATCGAAAAAATAAGATAGGGTGTTTGAAGAGCGCAAAATTCTGACAACTGCTCCATGCGTATCGGATTGACTTTGATAATTGGTCGTGCTATAGTGTGCGGAAAGGAGAAAAACACCCTTTGAGTATTGGAGGTGGAAAATGAGAAAACGCCATTTCTAAAAGAGAGGAGGTGTTTAAGCATGAGTATGGCACTTGTGAATGCTATCCGGAAACTCGGTTGGCCTGATTCAAATGGTCACTGGCAGTACGGAAATGCAGCAATCCTCTGCTACTTGAGCCGATATAACAATGCAGGCAAAAAGTTTGTAGAGCGATACAAAGATGTCCGGGTTGTAGACCTGATGGCAAAAATGGCTTGAACACATGAAAGGAGGGGACTGTTACCGGCAGTCTCCTCCTTTTCCTCTCTTTTAGAAATGGCGTTTTCAATTTTTGGGAGAAGTCTCCCACAGATTGCCTTGCTCATCGGGGACGAGGTGGCGGGGCTCAGAGGTCAGGGCATGATCGGCGTCTGTCGTGTGCCGGCATTCGCGACCTCTTTTGTAGCAACTGGTTTTTCGGCAACTTTCGACAGTGCCGTCGCAGAGATAGAGGATTGCTTTTTTCGTCTGCTTGGCAGCTGATACTGCGAACACTTTAGCAAAATGCTGAGCCTCGTCAGGGTGCGTTTCGAGGTATATATCAGCTTCATTGAGCGGCATTTTCCTGATTTCTTCATCGGTCAATCTGCTCATACAGTTCTCCTTTTTGTATTTTTATTCATTCTGTTCCACCTTTTGCGAAATATAGGAATATCGGTATAGGATTAGTGTAGGAATAATAGATAAGTTATCTACATTTCCACAAAGTTTTCCACTTCTAACTACTGCTTAAACCATTGAGATAACAGTAGTTAAGGGCAGAAAAGAGCAGCAAATACAAGAGAGCGTTTCTATATAAGATGCACAAAGTCCAGTGTTTCCAAGGCTAAAACGGTCAAGGTGTAGGAGTAGTCAAGAAGTAAACGACTCTCCTACACCTTTTTCCGCTCTCAATTACTGCTAAATCCCTACCGGTTCGCCGACGGTCAGTTCAACAGTATGCACTTCAGCCGACTCCGTCTGTTTCACCGCAGGCCGAAGCTTCTCGATGGTCTGTCCCCTGTCGTTACACAGGTACGCCACCTCACTTAGACCGAGAACCACATCTGAATCCGCGCCTTTGAAGCGGACGGCAACACAGGACATCTGAGCGTCCTCGTCGAAGTACACGCTGGCACTCTCGATGTTGTCGTAGTAGTTCCAACAATCAGAACTTCCTCGGTCATGGGTTAATGTCTTGAGAATCATGCTAACTTCCTCACTTTCTGTTTAACTGAATTTAGTTTACTGCTTGCCCGCCTTGCCGATGGCCTCCATGAGCTTGTCATAACCGAACATGGCTGCATACGAAACCATAAAGCCCATAACGACTGCGGCGGCTACCATATACCACACCACGGCGATGGCATTGATCTGACAATAAGCGAAGAATGTCACCAGTGTAAGTATCATGGAGACAACAACTGCCAGGACATTCGTCGGCAGCCGATCCCAGGTCAACTTCTTCAGCACCTGGACCACAATGTTGGCCAGTACCACCAACACACCGATGATGCTGACGACCATGGACCAGTTCAGAGCACTTTCCATTTTGATTCCTCCTTGTGTTACTTCTCGATCGTGCCCAGCACGTTACGTTCCGCCCGATCCTCAGCCCGGCGATTCAGCCACATCAAGGCTTCCTCGATGTGAGTCAAGGCGCAGGCATTTTCCCGGCAGCTGAACGGCCCAGCCTGAAAAGCACGCAACTGGTCACGTACAATTTCCAGCAGGTCCGCATTACAGACGCCCTTCCGCGCCTCAGGGTCCTTACGGGGCCCGCACTGGAAACAAATACGGACACCTTCTCCATCACTCTCCGGCAGACTGCTGCCGAACGACACCACATAATCATGATGTGCGCCACCAGGTCCGGGCTCCCCGTCTCTGTAAACGGTGTTCAGATTGTTTCTCTTCTGAATTGTGTTCAACTTTTCCATAACTTTTCCTCCTTGTGTTATCCAACCCCATCAGACGGGGTGGAGCCGTGTTTATCCGGCCATGAATTATTCTTACTGAGGTTTTCGACACCGGATTTGATGGCGTACACCAGAACCACGCCGATAATTTCAGTAAGTGCCACCTGAGACAAACTCTCGGCGATCTGTTCCTTACCCATCCATGCGAGGATGTAGCTGCACCACACCCAGGCGATTCCATTGATAAGACAGACCCACACGATAATTTTCATAGTGGTCGCTTTCTTTTTGCTCGGTTCAGAGAGGTCGAGGGTTGGTTCTTCAACGACGTCCTCCGGCCAGTCCTCAGAAATATCAGCAGGCTGCTCCACAATGGGCGCGACTTCCTTTGCTTTGATGTTCAGCATACGTCGACCTCCATCACGAAACAGGAAGCCGGAAAATCATTCCGACGGCGATGCCGATAATGGCGCTGATAACGCACCAAACAGCCTTACGCCATTTCTCGCCGTCCTGACTCTCCAATGTCTCCAGGCGCTTCCCTTGGTTGACCTGCTCCTTTAGCATGTTCTCCATGTTCAGAGCCAGCTTCTCCACGGATGTACTGATAGCGGCAACCTGCTTAACGGTCTCCTCCAGCGCCTCCAGCCGGTGATTCTGTCGTTTGTTTTCATCCTCCAAACGCTGATTCTCGGCCTCCATACTCCGGCGGAACTCCTCATGCTCATGGCGAGAGATATAATCTCCGTCCATACCTGTCACCTCCTGCTGCATTCAAGCATTGTGCAGGGTTACCGCTGGGCGCTCAGCATCCCGATCAACTCAGAATACTCGGCCTCGGAGATCTTGCCGGCAGCGTAGAAGATGTCCAGCTTGGTCTCGATACCATCGGTCTGGCCGCGCTCGATCATGCGCTTCAGAGTACGATACAACATGGTCTAATCCTCCCTTCCTCAAATATCAGTCTCAGACAGGCCCAGCTCCAGCAGGGTCAGCCGATACTCGTGGTCGACGCTCATGCCATCCATGTCCTGAACAGCGATGTCCGTCTTCTGCTGTGCTTGGAACAGCGCCTCATTGCTGCGGTCGACTTCATTGTCCATTCCCTTCTTCAGGAACTCGTCGTAGTTGTCCTGCACATTTGCGGCAATGCCGTCCCAGGTCTCAATCTCGACATGGTACTCGTCGTACTGGAACCCGTCGAAATTCTCCTCATGGTAGGGCTCCACATTCTGGAAAAGCCGCACGAGACTCCTGTTTGTCCCGGGGATCTGTTCCACGGTAAAACTGCCGGGATCTACCATCCCATGTACTTTCATGGTATCACTCCTTTATGCCGCCACATAAGGCGGATATAATGCTTGAAGCCGCCTGCATTCCTTTCGGACGACCTTCTTCAAATCGAACATCGTCTTCGGTTGGTAGTACCGCTCCAGTATCTGTTGGCTGTTGCATTTGCGAAGCTGCCCAAGCCGCGAAATCAAGCCGGATGCTCTCTTGAATGAGATGACCCGGTTCCGATCTCGTCGATAGTAGTACAGATGCAGCGATTGTTTCAGCCGGAACAGATTATGTTTCCGAAGAATCGTGTACCCGCGACCAAACCGATAACCAAGAGCGGATGGCATTCTTGGCCGGCGATGCCGCTGCTTTTTCTCGGGCAGCATCTCATGGGCTTTAGCAACCAGAGGTGTGAAGCCCACCCGGAAGATCTGCCAGTTTCCCTTCAGCTTCAATCCGACTGCGGCCAGCCAGACCTTCATGTCCTCCAACAGCTTCCTCAGCTTTCGCTTGTTGGAACCGAAGATGGTAAAGTTGTCCATCTGCCGCAAATAGTGACTCACGCCATACTTCTTGTCGTGAATCATCAGGTCTAACGGCTGGATTGTAAGGTGCAGGAACCATGCGGAGAAGAATGCGCCGATCAGCACGCCGTACTCCATCATGGCGTCACACAGCCAAAGGGTTTCCCGATCCTTGAAGAGCCGCTTCAGCGCATTGATGACATACGCCGGGTCCAGTTCCTCGAAGCAGTGGTAAATGTCACACTCCAAGGCATATTTGGTACCAATGGGGTCGTCATCCATCCACTTCTTCAGCGCCTTCACGCCATAGGAGTTGCCCCGGCCTTGAACGCTTGCAATACAGTAACGGTCCATACCCCGCATGATGTGCGGAATCATGACCTGTAAGGCCGCGTGATGGACGCACTGGTCCGGCCATAACAGGGGCTCGTTGATGTCTCGCCATTTCCCTCGCCCGTTGTCTCCGTTCCGGTCCCAGCGCCGTCGCTTGATAGGTTTGTTCATATGGGCGTCTCCGCTCACCAGGTCCTCGATGAACTTGTGAAGGAGCTTCACATAGTCGTCCAGGTTTGCCTCGATTTCCAGCACCTTCTTGTTCAGACTGTGGTCGCCATTGCGCCGGTGACTGCGGCAGACCTCCTGGATGGCAAGACGCAGATTTTCCTCAGAGAGAATTTGTTGGTAAACTCGAACTCGTTTCATCAGGGATATGTTTTCCTCCTTGTAGCCTCACAACTGTTCCATCGCCGCGGGGTGTTCCGAGGCGAGACCCGGCCCGAAGTGTACTAAGCTGTGTCCTGTCGGCTCATCTTCAGCCAGTGCTGCGCGGTCAACGATGCGTAATAGAAAGGGTGAGGAACCCTGACTACCTATAGGAGGTTTAGCCCGTGGCTTATCAAGGATGCGACAGCCGATGTTGGTGTTCGTGTTCGACGTACCGTTGTAGTTGACGTAGAACGGCCCGTGATTCTGGTTCTGGTTATAGTTACCGCCGTGGTGCAGGCACGGGTTACTACCGTTGAAATTCCAGTTATCCGGGACATCGTCTGCTGCAAAGTTGACCCCGCGCTTCCCTTTATCAAAAGAAAAGCGATTTTTAAGAGCGTTTCAGCTCCATTTTGAATTGTTCAAAGGCGTAGAGTTGGGGGAAGGGACTGCGGTCCCCTCACCCCAAACCCCTTCCTCTATCAGGGGAATCACGCCGCCTTCGGCGGGCGTTCCTGGAGGCGACAGCCGATGCCGGCGTACGCGAACGACGCACCGTTGCAGCCGACGCAGAACGGCCCGCGATTCCGGCCCTGGTCATAGTCACCGCCGCGGAACAGGCACGGGCTACTACCGCCGAAATTCCAGCTATCCGGGACATAATTTGTGGTACTTCCAGCCGCAGCGCTGGGGAACAATGCCCATTCCAATCCGCTTTGGGTCGGAATGGTAAAGTCGGAAGGATAACCAGCCACCGGTTTACCAACCAGCGTACCATTGGCGCTATCGCTGAACTGGTTGGGGTTCTTGATAACGTTCAGGCCGTTGCTGTTGTAGTAGCAGCCGTCCATCCAGTCATATACATTGTCCCACCAGCCCTCAATGTTGCGATACTGGGTATAACCGTAAGTATCCCGGTTAGCCGCCGTAGTGCCAGTGTGGTACTGCATAGCGTCCGTCTTACCGTTGTTCTCCTTAGAACCACTGGCAGAACAGCCCCGGCCAATCCGCTCACCATTCCAGTCAGCGAACTCGACCAGGAACAACATTCCAACGTACCACATTTGGGCGAAGTCCATCTGCCAAATGTTAGCCCCCAAATTATGGATACTGGTACGAGCCGCACTTCTGGTGATACTGACCTGCTGCGCCTTGTTAGTCTCCGACTTGTAGGTGCCGGAGGCGCAGTGATACCGGGCAATGTAGGAGAAGTTCAGTTCGCCGAGACCATCGCCGCGATCCATGTTCACCGGGTCCACATGGAATCCCTCAACAGGACCATCCGCAATCTGGAGCTTCAGCTTCTTGCCCGTCTTGGTCCACTTGTACCAATACTTGGGCTCCTTGACCATCACGCCGCCGGTACGGGTCTCCTTGACCATGCCGGCCCAGGGCATCAGATTGTCAAAGGGAGAGGAGCCATTACCGTTGTTCACAGCCGGATTAGGATCGCTGAACCCGGCCGCTGCGTCGGTGCGGGTGCCCTTGGTGGGGCCGCTGCTGGTCCAATCCCATTCCACGCCGTAGATGGTGACGAATTGTGCCTTGACCGGAACATCCTTATCCGCCGGGGCAAGGTAGTTGGCACTCTCGGCAACTTTGACTTTAATGGTCGCAGTGCCGGTAGTATCGCCAACGCTGTTGACAGTTACCTCACCGGTGGTCTGGTTGATGGCGCCGATGGTAGCGATCTTGGTGTCGCTGGAGGTGGCGGTGATAGTACCGTCGCCCTTCCGGCTGACAGTAAACTTTCCGCTCTTGTTAGCAGTGTTCAGCGTAATCGAAGTGGGGCTCACCGTAATGGCGTTATCGCCCTTTCCAATGGCCCAGGTGACCACCTTGGCTTCAATCGTACCATCCGGCCACTGATAGTTGGGGGTCGGAGTGAACGAAGCCGTATAGGCCGTCCCGGCATTGACCTTGGCCTCCACACTCAACGTCATCTTGGTGGCGTCATAGTTGGTGTCCCAGGTCGGAGTCTTGGGGTTGCCGTCGTACTTCGGCATACCGCTCTGAGCCGGAATCTTGGCGATGGTGGCCCGGCCAATGACCCACTTGATGGTCTTGTTGGCTGTGGTGCCATCCGACCACATACCTGCCAGCAAAGAGAACGTAGCCGTATGCTCGCCGGCATCCGTAGCAGGCGTGACCTGTACGGTAGAGTTCTCCGTATCGAAGTTATCCCACTGAGGCGTCTGGGCCGCCCCGGTATAGGTGAGGGAGCCCTTTTGCGTCGGGATAGGGACGATGACGCTGGAGATAGTCCAGGTAGCGGTCTTCATATCAGTAGTGCCGTCCCACCACTGATAGTTGTCGGTCGGGGTAAACTCGGCAGTGTAGTCGCCGGCCTCGGTTCCGAATCGGTCACCACTGATAGTGAGCTGACCTACGACGTAACCATCCCAAGTAGGAGACTTGGGCGTGCCGTCGGCGGCCAGAGCGTTGTTCTGTGTGGGCAGTGCCGGAATAACCGCTCTGCTAATTGTCCATTCCGCCTCGGCCTCATTACTCCCATCAGGGAATACATAGCCGTAGACCAGAGTGAACTTAGAGGAATAGTTGCCGGCGTTGACTCCATCAGTCGTTCCGCCCAATGCCATTTTGACGGAATCATACCCGTTCCAGATGGGCTGCTTAGTGCTGCCGTCATAGCTGGGGGCGTCTTTCTGGGTGGGAACGGGCACCTCAATGGGATCGACCGTCACTGTCAGACTGGTGGATTTGGTAACCCCCTCAAAGGTGTAATCCAGATTCACAGCCTGCTGCCCCAGCGTGGAGAACTCCGTGGTGGGATAACTATACCCTGTGGCGGCAGACTTGGAACCGTCCGAAAATGTGGCGGTCACAGCCATTCCATGAGGCTCGAACTTCTCCAGGTAGTTATAGGTCATCTTGGTCGGGTTGGTAGCGACCTCAATGGATACCAGGACTTTCTCCACAGTCACAGGCGTACTCGCCGTCTTAGTGGTTCGGCCCTCAGTGTAGGTGATAGTGACCTCGGTAGTACCGTCGGTCAGGACGGAGGGGGTCACGGTGTATCCGGTCACGTCCGAGGTGATGCCATAGCCATAGCTGGCAGTTACCACCATACCAGTGGGGTCAAAGCTCTCCCCGGACTTATAAGTTGTCTTGATAGGGGGCTTGGTGACATCCAAACTCTCCAGTTTGAGAGAGCCGTTACTGCCACCGCCGGTCAGATTGAATACCTTGCCGACATTGGGGTTTTCACTCATTCTGTCTCGACCTCCAGTCGAAGAATATTTACGGTCAGGTCTATGTCGGGTGTGACTTCACATCGGAACATAACCTCACCGTCCTTTACAACATTGTCCGCTTTGATGCCGGTGTCACTGCAATCCATGTAGCAGTCGGCGTCGCCGCAGACAAAGTAACAGTAGCCGCTGTTCGCCAAAAGGGCCTGATGTTCGATTTTCTGTGCTCTGCCGCTCCATTTGCCAGCCGGCAAAGTGACCGTGATGAGATGCCCATAACCATCGGCAACCAATGCCGCCAGGGCGGCGATACGGGCGGCAGAATCAGCCTTTGCTCTGAGGGCAAGCATCTTGAGCTGCTCAACAGTGCTGAGTTTCTTCTCTGCCATACGTTTATCTTCCTTTCAAATGCGAAAAGGGACGGAGATATTTCTCCATCCCCTCTCAGATTGTTCAGGGCTCGGTGGTCTCAGGAGGCGTCGGTTCAGTCTGAGCCGCCCCGAAGACCTCGTCCAGCATGGCGGTGATCTCAGCGTCCTCGGCCATCACGATGCCAGCCAGCTTCTCCTTGTCGGCATCGGGGTAGAGGCCAGCGCCATCCTCCTTCTGGACGTAGCCGCTCAGGTCCACCTTGGTGTTACCCACATGCTCCACCTTGCCGTCCAGAATCATGTACTCGTCGTACACGTCGTCCTCGTCAGAGTCGGTCTTGGGCACCAGGTAGATGAACTTGTCGGCGCCGTCGGCGGCAGGGTCGATGTCGGCTACGGAGGTTACCTTCTTCTTGGTCAGGTGGTCAGCGGCGGCCACGGCCTCGGCGATGGAAGGGCCGATGTCGACGCCCTTATTGGCAACAGCCAGGGCAGTGCCGTTGTTCTTGATCTCGGTGATGACATTGGGCTCGCCGCCAACGGTGGCAATATCATCCACCCGCTCAGACAGCTTGTCCACTTTGGTATCGACCTTGTCGATCTCGGTCTTGGTACGCTGAGCCAGCATCTTCAGCTGGTCGAGAGTAGTGTGCTTAGACATATTTATGTCCTCCTTAAAAATATTTGTTTGCGGTTGTCAGCCGAAAACATCGTCGAGAAGATCACTGACTTCTTTATCAGTGGCCGTATTACTGGGAAGTTCCTCAGGATGCTCAGAGGGATCGGTTTTTGCGCCGAATGCGGTGTTCAAAGCATCCTTGACTTCCTCGTCGGTTGCTGTCTCGCAGACGCTGTTCTTGATCTCCTTGAAGACCTCAGCCAAAGTCTTACCCTCGAATCCGGCGGCAGAGAGATCGCCGATAGCGGCCATAATTTCGGAATACACGTCATCCGGAGAAGGGTTCCCCGAAGAGCTGCCCATGTTCATGGTAGCATCCGGGATAATCATGCTGCCGACGCACCAGACGGTCCCCTTACGCTCTTCACCTTTTACGCCATACACACCGACTTTAAGCTTGACACTTCCATGCTTCAGGCATTCGGCCGGAATAGTGCACCGGTCTTCCGTCAGGGCAACGATGACGCTGGCGGGGCCTGCTTCAAAGATGGCCGTCTTGGAGTATCCGTCCCAGATCTCAGCGAAGTTAAACTCCACCTCATAGGTTTTAGTCGAGTTTTGCCGAAGGGTATCGTCCTCGACAATGACGGCCCATGTGTCCAAAATATCAATCTTCAAGCATCACACCTCCTTATCATGTTGTTCCATTGGCAGACAGCTCAAAGCGAATCACATTCACTGTGATATCCTCCGACGGGTCGGTATCGTTCTTGAACGTGATAAAACCAGTCGTGGTGATGTCTCTGGGCTGCACGTTGCATTCCAGATATTCCTCACGGCTGGCCTCGTCCGCACTGACAAAATACTTGTGGGTGGACAGGGCTATCAAACGGCTATCGGCAATAGTAATTTCGCCATTGGCCCATCCGGATGCGGGGATCACCAGATCGAACCAGATTCCGAGTACATCGCCGGTACCTGTACCGTTCCGTCCGTTATAAACGGAAATGTTATAGGTTGTTCCATCCGTCATAGTCACTGTGTAAATATCCGCAGTGCCAGGAGTATGGTCACCTTTAGTGAGTTGGATGTTTTCAATGCCGTTGCCGGTGGGGCCAACCAAATCACAACCAATACCGCTGTCGATATACTTCTGCTGAGCAGCGTCCCAGATCCACCAGGTTCCATCCTGCGGCTTAGGCGGCTTACCGCTATATTGCTGAGCGGAAAGAGCACTGGCAGCAGCGTCAGCGGCCGCTTGTGCGGCGGCGTCCGCATCTTCGTCAGCGGCATCCCGAGCGGCTTCGGCGGCGACCTTGGCGGCCAAAGCAGCAGTCTTTGCGGCCTCAGCATCGCCCTCAGCAAGCTCGGCAGCCGTCTTGGACACCAAAGCAGCATTTTCAGAACTTTTTGCCGCATTTTGACTTGCGAGAGCATCGTCTCGGGCAAGCTCGGCAGCAACTTTAGCCGCTTCTGCGGCCGTTTTGTCTGCTGTAGCTTGAGCGCCAAGGGTTTCCACTTCAGACCTTACCGTTTTAGCCCTTTCTTCGGCAGCCTTTGCCTCAGCTTCGCTTAATGCAGCAGCATTCTTAGAATCAGCGGCTTCTTGAGCCTTCTGGGTGGCGACAGACTCTGAGTTGGCGGCAGCCGTTTCAGAGGTTTTCGCTTCCGCAGCCGCCGTAGTGGCCTCATTGGCCTTGTTCGTGGCGGCGATCTCTGAAGTCTTCGTGTTGGTCTCGGAAATTTTAGCGTTGTTTTCGGAAGTCTTCGCAGCTTGAGCTGAGGCGGAGGCTGCTGTGGCTTTGATTGATGCAGTAGACGCTGATGCGGCCGCTGAATCCTTAGCCGTTTTGGCATACTCCATGGCGCTGGATGACTCCACGTTCATAGCGGAGAGAGCGTCATGAATAGAACCACGCACCTCTTCGCCATAGATAGCGGATAAGATTTTTTGCAGATAGGTGCTGATGTTTGCCAATTAGCTCACCCCTTCCTAATCCTCAAACATCCAATCGACAGCCAGAATCTCCTCTCCGGTGAGACAGCCGATAGCATCCTCATACTTGGCGATCATGAGTTCGACCTCGTGTTCCATCTCGTTGAACGGGGCCAGCTCGTCGCAAAAGTCCTTGAACTTCGGGGAGTCGATCTTTACGCCAATGGTGGTCTGTCCATGCCCATCGGTGATCTCTTCACCGTATTTCTCAATAAGGCTGTTGCGGAACGTCTCATATTCAGTAAGGGCCTCGCCTAATACACGGTAGTTTCGGGCGGCGATATACCCGATTTTATCCCGATGAGACAGAAGTGGCCGTAGATTAACCATCATCTCTGCCATCCGGGAGTTTTTCAATCGCTTTTTCATGATGATTCTCCTTTTTAATCCAAACCTGTAACGGTAGCTCCACTGAAGTCTACATGTCCCGAAAAATAAACAACACCGCTACGTCTACCGATGGTGATGTAGCCGCCACAAGGACTGTAAATGTCGATGTAGGGAGCATCGCCCTCGTAGTAGCTGATGGTGAGCATATGATACCGGCTGTTGCCATAGGGACCATACAGGTTGAAACTTCCATAGCTGCTCCCAGCGATGACGTTAAACTCGCCTCCGTAGAATTCCCCACCTTCGATAACTGGGGATTTGATGGTGGTAGCATCAATGTAAGTGGATTTGATATACCAAGGCATTTCAATGGAATTAGCCATTTTATAAGCCTGGTTCGCTCGGTTATAGGCGGCCTGAGCCTCGTAGTAGGCATCGTCAGCAAGTGAGTACGCCTGATTCGCGGTTGTCCTGGCGCTATCGGCCAGCGAGTATGCGGGGTTGTAGGCCAGATTTTGATTGGTCACCTGCGCCCAGTTGATGGAACTTCCGGCGCCCATAGTGACGTTGCCGTTGATGGTGATGACACCGGTGGAGCTCACCGCAAATGTGATAGCTCCAGTGTTCTTATTCCGGATTGTCAGTCCATACAGGTCCAGATAATCGGAGGCAAACTTATCCCCACTCATCATGCTCCGGCCATACCGGTCGAGGAAGTCGGATGCTTGCACAACACCCTTGAAGTCACCGCTTGCTGCGACCAACTGACCGCCAAATGTACCCTTGGCTCCGGAGAGTGTTCCTGCGAAGGTTCCTCGACGTGCAAAAAGGTTCCCGTCCTCATCAACGGTAAAATTACCGTTTCCGATATTGATAGAGCCCTTTTTCATGGTCAGCTTTCCGGTCTCGAAATCGAGACTAAAGTTTCCACCGTAGTCTTTGAGAACCCCAGCCCGGATAACATCTGCATTAAGTACGCCGGTGGTAATGTAGTCAGCCACAATAGAACCGTCCATCGTAATAGCCAAACCGAAAGTCTTCCCGCCATCGTTGGAGTAGCCGAGACCATTCATATTCCATTTCCACAACTTATCGGCCTTTGTATAGTCACGGACATTGGAAATATAAAGAGTTTCCGAGCCGTACTGGTCCTTGGTGATAGTGATATAGCCAGTGGTGGCCATATTCATGATCTGAGTGGCATTCTCCTTCGCCTCTTTGAGAATGGAGTGGGCTTTGGGCAGGGCCTCAATCTTTTGCAGAATGGCGGCGCTGGTCTGATTATTCACGCTGGTCAGACTCGTTTTCACTGCGTCACCGAGGGTGAATTGTGTCTGCTCTGGATTGTCCAACGGAATGTCCAGTTTCTTAACCGGGAACATCCGATCCAATCCATGAGGGCGGGATATGACCCGAATCTCGTCCAAGAGTTTTACCGCTTCGGTTTTGACATCCAGATAATGCAGATCCAGTGCGCTTAGCTCCAGTTCCAAGTTATCGAACTGAATGTCAGTTAAATAGGTCTTCGCCTTCTCCAGCAGAACTGCCGGATCACTGACATCGTCCCATGTGACAGTCTTCTCAATCCAGCCATATGCAGCCACAGCTTCATTGGACTGGACGTACATACTGCCCCGGTTTACACTTTCCACAGTCAGATAAGCGTCCAAAGCTTCAATGGGGCTGTCCTCAAGCCGGTTACCAAGAGGAACAATGACAGTTGCAAACTCAGTCGAGTCCCACTTTCGAGTGAAATCAATAAGGTTTGACCCAAACTGAATCACTTGGCTGCATGTATCGGGGTATTCTGCCAAGTAGTCCAAATATCGGACACCATTTACCTTTCTCACTCTGAGATGGCCGCCATACTGCTCGACCAAGGTGTTGAGAATTTCCATGGTCTTCTCATAGTTCGTGTAATAGATTGGAAAGTTCTTGTCGACTACTGTCACAGCCCCAAGGGAGAACTGCCGGTTTGCAGCTACCTTGGAGTTGTGGACAGCAATCAGACGTTCCAAATATGCACGAACAGAGAGGCCGCGATACTCTGCCGGGGGCTGAGAGCTATCATTAAAGAATGCCATTTCCCCCTCGCAGTAAAGATCCCGATTATTCCAGAAATCCTTACTTTCCGATAGGACTCGTCCGGCCCAAATCTCTTCTCCATCCTTTTGGACAGAAATATCCGTAATCATGCGGATGATGGATTCATAGCCAACATTCATCGGGGGTAGTTTCATGGATAACGAACCAGCGCCGTTGTCTTCCAATACCAGTTTTGGACTCAGAACCTTCATGCTTTCGAGCGCAAACACATCGCTGTAGATGCAAACGCCGTCTGCGTAAATCGAATACATTGGTTACAACCTCCCCTGTCTGAAGTCAACGGATACGGTCCCTGAACCGGAATCGCACCATAGATAAATGGTAGCTCCCTGATCTCCGAAGAATACGAACTCCGGAATCTGGATAGTCCCATCATGGAGTAATTTGGTTTCATCAATCCCCAACTGTGGGTTCACAAAACGGACGTGAATTCCTCGCCTTGCTGTGCTGGTCACAAGGAAATGAGGGCATACGGGGGCCCGCCCAAAGAGTTTTGCATCCAGTTGACGGGCAGTAGTCGCAGTAGTTACTGAGATGTTCTTGAAGATCGCAGCCCGAATAACTCCATTTTGAAAGTTGAAAGGGTCCCAAAGCCAATCGTCAATCGATGACAGCACCGACCATTTATAGGGGCCGACGCTGTAATCAATGGTAATGCGAGACCAGTCTTTTTGGCTCTTCCAACTGTTCACGGTGAAGCGCCCTTCGTAGAAATACTCGGGATCGTCTTCTAAGATAGCTCTCAGAGATTGACCGTGAATGAGATCCATAATTTCGGAGTAAACCGAATGCCATGGAGTCTGTTCGATCTTTCCGGCTTCCCACGGTTCAAACCCATTGGGCACAATGAACTCAAAAGAACCGGTTCGGTTTTGGAAAACGGGATACCCGGTGAGAGCTTGCGACAAATCAATGACGCCGTCCCCACCGGGTATGTCTATAGTTTTTACTTTTTGTGCAGGCGGGTTAAAAACAGGCCGAGAAGTGGGGACCAGATGCCAGTCATCCCATGTGTTCTTCTTGTTCTTCTCGCCGAAGTCAAATGTGATAGAATGATACATACTAAATCCCCCTTCCCCTAAAGGCTTGTTTCTGTCCAAGAGCTGCATCCAACGGATCGGCCATTTCACCGACCAGAGTACCAGTGTCCAGGACAACCTGCATCCGCTCCAAACGAGCGGTCATCTCTGCCATCTCGCTCCTCAAAGAACGAAGTTCCTGAACAACGCCATCGTTGTCAACGGTGACTGTCATTCCATCTTTGTCCAAGGTGGAGTTAAATGCCAGACTGGTTTGCCCAGCAAGGGCAAGTGTTCTTGTGTAGCCAAACAGGTTGTTAAGTTCCCCGGCCCCTCTGGCCACATCAGTGAAGTCCAACACAGGCCGGATACTCGGCTGCATATCGAACTCGCCATTGACCAAATCGGAAACAGTGGAGATTGCGTTGGAAAGGCCATCGGTTGCATCCCCCGCCATATTGGCAGCGGCATCGTAAGATTTATCGGCGTAGTCCGTCAGCCCCTTCACAAAACCAAGACCGGTAAAGTTACCAAGTTCCTGGAATACCCGAGAAGGAGAGTTGATGTCAAGTGTGTCTTTCACAGCCTGAACACCGTCCAACGCCATCTGAGTCAAAGCATCCAGGAAATTGGGCTTTTCCTCTTCGACGCCAGCCTTAATGCCTGTTACGATCTGCTTGCCAGTCTCATCCCATCCGGCTTCCTTAAGGATCGCTTGAGCGGCATCGGCCATCTCTTGCGTTTCCTTTTCGGTATCCTTCTTGATAAGACCGACTTTCTCGCCAAAGGCCTGACGAAGTTCTTCCAATTCCCTGTTGGCATCGATGGTGACCTGGTTCATCTTGGTCTGCCAGGTGGCACGATAGTCATCCAGTTCCCGTTCAGCATCGATCCGAAGCTGAGCAATGTTGTTCTGGGTTTCGATTCGGAGCCCTTCCAGCTCACCAACAGCCTGCTCACGAGCTTGGGCGTGCTTGATAGACCAAAGTGCAGCATACTTCTCCAACTCGGAATCGCTCATGGAGTTGAGAGCTTTAATCTGCGCGATTGCGGACGGGCCCATCTCTTGGAGCTCTCCGACAAGCTCGGAATCCAGACCTCTTGCAGAAAGGCTATCCAAAATATCCTGCCACTCACCAAACTCCTTCACCTGATCGGTCAGGTTCTTCATCAGCGTTTCACCACTGACTTCTTCCCGCTCCTTAACCTCATCAAAGAGGCCATAGGACTGGTAAAGACTATTGGTGCGAGATTCCAATGCGCTTTGATACTTATCATTCAGCGATTGGATATCAGACGCTAATTTCTCGTTGATGGACTTGACCTTATTGGCATACTCCTCTTCGAGATCCAAACGTTTCTGATTTGCTTCGCTCTGGACACTCTGAACGTCGCTAATGTACTGCTTCTGGGCCTCATAGATTTCTTGTTCAAGCCGGTAGACCTCACGGTCCATCTTCTTGCGCTCATCGGTACCCTTCGCATATCGGCTTTGCACCCGCTTGTAAGCGGCGAGCTCATCGGAAAGGCTCATTCGGTTGTAATACTTCTCCTCTTCGATCCAGTCCATGGAGTGCTGATAAGATTCATCCATGAGCTGATTACGAAGAGCGTAGACCTCGCGGTCAATTTTCTTACGTTCCTCGCTGCCCTCCAAGTATCGCTTCTGCATCCGCTCATACGCTTCGAGTTCTTCCTGCGTACTGAGCCGGTTGTAATACTTCTCCTCCTCGATCCAGTTAATAGACGCTTGATAAGTGGACGCAACGATCTCATTTTGAATTCGGTAGACCTCTCGGTCAATCTTGATGCGCTCTTCGCTTCCGGCCCTGTACATCTGCTGTAGGCGCTCATAGCCTGCCAGTTCGTCTTTTAGGCTGAGTTCACCATAATACTTCTTTTCCTCTGCCCACTCCTGGAATGCGTCAATCCCCTTGGAACTGACCTTAAGAACCTCGTCGATCATTGTAGAGGTTGCCTGAGAAGCTGGGACAATACTGTTCTTAGCGCCAATAGCCAACCCCTCGCCCATATTTTCACCCAGATGGATGAACTCACGAGAAGGTGAATGACTATCCAATGCCTTCTTAGCAGCATTTAATGCGGCCAATGCCAAACTTCGGCCTGCCGCGCTTGAGCTATCAAGCATCGAACGAATACCATTGACAAAGCCTTGGCCTGCATTCTCACCAGCAGTCTCGAATTGCGGCTTCAGACTGTTCACAGTGGTAACTGCTCCAGAGAGTGCGGTCTGCATCGCGCTCTTGATAGATGAGTCACTACTACGAATAGTAGTTGCAACGCCCTTCATCATTGTCGTTACAGAGTTGTTGATCTCCGTGGCCTTCTTCGTAACGACGTCGGCCAGCGACTTCATCACAGATTCCATACCAGGGGTAGTGAGAGTTTTGCCATTTGTGATTGAGACGCTTACGGAACTCAGCATACCCTGAACGGCTTTGCTGACTTCAGCGGTTGAATTTGAGAACGCCGAGGTGAACTCAGAAATCCCAGTATTCGCCATGATTTTCAACGAATTTCCAAACGAACTGAGACCACTTGCGTCAACGCCCTGAATTCCTTTAGCCAGATCAACAAGAGACCAAACTTGAGCAACAACCCCGGATAGCTTCGTCAAATCAATACTGGCTACCTTGGAATAGTAATTACCCATGCCGGTTCCAAACGAGGCAATATCTTTGCCAAAGGAAGCAAGGGTTTGGTCGCCGCCGAACCATTTGTCAAAGAGACTGCTATCCGGAAGACCGGTTGCCAAATTAGACAGAGCTTGTGCGGCATTCGCGGAGGCTGTTACGATTTCCGGTTTAACATCTTTGATGGCGTTGGCGTAGGCAGAGAGGTCTTCGCCAAACTGAATAATATCATCGCCGAAAGCGGCCAAGCTATTGCTTCCGGTAAATACCTCTGCCAATCCTCCACATTTCGGAAGGGTGTTGGCCAACTCCACAAGGGCCTGTCCGGCAGTCGCCGAATTTGTCACAGCTCCAGCATCAATACCAGCGACAGCGGCTCCATAGGAGCTCATAGCTTCGCCAAATGGAATGAGGGATTCACCAAAGGCCGCAAGATCGTAGCTGCCTGTGAAGAATTCCATAACTCCGCCGATTTGCGGAAGTGTGGTCTGAAGCTGTGCAAGGGATTGTGCCGCGATTGCGGATGCGGTGATGGACTCGGTGTTAATTTCGGCAACAGCTTCTCCGTAGGATTTCATAGCCGCTCCAAACGGAACAATAGTAGCGGCGAATGTGGCAAGATCATTACCTCCCGTGAAGAACTCCATCACACCGCCAACTGCCGGAAGCGTGGTTTGCAGTTGGGCAAGAGATTGTGCCGCGATTGCGGATGCGGTGATTGCTTCCGCATTGATGTCGGCGACAGCCTCCCCATAGGACTTCATAGCTGCGCCGAAAGGAATGATGTCGGCGGCGAAAGTACCGAGATCGTTACCGCCAGTGAAGAATTCCATGACGCCTCCCACATTCGGAAGAACAGACTGGAGCTCAGCCAGAGATTTGGCCGCAGTGGCGGATGCAGTAATAGCCTCTGCATTGATTCCGGCTACGGAATCACTATACGACTTCATGGCTGCTCCAAAGGGGACCAGCCCCTCAGAGAATTTGCCAAGGTCATTTCCACCGGTGAAAAACTCCATGACCCCGCCAACATTGGGGAGGGTCGCTTGGAGTTGGGAAAGTGCCTGAGCCGCTACGGCAGATGCAGTAATGGCTTCAGCATCAATACCAGACACCGATTGGCCATAGGACTTCATCGCCTCACCGAAGGGAATAATACCTTCTGCGAATGTAGAAAGATCATTACTTCCGGTGAAGAAATCAACAAGCCCGCCCATGTTTGGCAGAGAGGCTTGAAGCTGAGCGAGTGCCTGAGCCGCAGTAGTAGATGCAGTTACCGCTTCCGCATCGATGCCGGTGATGGAATCGGAGTAGGCCTTCATAGCCTCGCCGAACGGAACGATTTGCTCACCAAAGGTTTCGAGATCGTTATCCCCTGCAAAGAAGCTTACAAGCCCACCCGTATTCGGAACGGTATTTGCAAGCTCCACGAGGATTGCTCCTGCTGTAGCGGAATTGGTAACAGCCTCGGCATCCAGACCAGAAACAGTCTGCGAATACTCCTTCATGGCTTTACCAAAGACAACAATCTGTTCGCCAAAGGTTGCAAGGTCATTGTCTCCTGTGAAGAACGCAACCGCTCCACCAGTATTGGGAATGGTGTTTGCAAGTTCTACAAGAGCCTTACCGGCTGTTGCCGAGTTCACAACGGCGTCTGCGTCAAGACCGGCCACAGCATTGGAATATTCCTTAATAGCCTTGCCGAATGGGACAAGCTGATCGCCAAAGGTGTCCATATCGTTGTTTCCGGTGAAGAAGGACACTGCACCTCCAGTATTGGGCAAGGTAGCAGCCATTTCGGCCATTGCCTTACCGGCAATCGCGGCATTTTGAACAGCGTTGGAGTCCAATCCCTTGATGCTGTCAGCAAAGTCCATCATAGACTTGCCAAAGCCAGAGAGCTGATTCCCAAACTCTTCCATGTCGTTTTCACCAACAAAGAATCCGACTACTCCTCCGGTATTGGGTAAAGTAGCGGCCATTTCAGCCAGTGTTTTGCCAGCAATAGCAGCGGTGCTGACCAAATCTCCGTCCAAACCGGAAATGGTGTTGGAGAACTTCATCATGGCCTCGCCAAACGGCACAAGCTGTTCTGCGAAGTCAGACAAAGAGGAACCGCCAGTAAGCCAAGAGGTCAATCCCTCCAGCAGATCAGCGGCAGTAATGAGAATGATTGCTTCGGTAAGCGCTTTGACCCCAGTGAGCATGTCTGGGCTGATGCTTCTGGCTCCGTCAATAAATGGCTTCACATTTGTCATGAACGAAGACAGATCCGCCCCGATCTGAGGGAACGAACTGGAAACTCCGCTCATGAATCCACCAACGATTCCGCCGACAAAACCGCCAATCGCATTCCCGACAGTTTGGAGGAATTGACCACCCTCACTGATAAGCCACTCAAGGCCAGGAATTTGTGCCAAAGCTCCAATGGCGGCCAGAACGACAGCGAGTTCGGTGATGACAACTCCCATTCCGAGAACACCGGTCATGGCCGCCGGAATAAGTCCCGAGACAGCGCCGAGTGCAGCGACTAATGCTGTAAGCAGACCAACAGCAGCGATCCCCTGAATAAGGGAACCGCTGTCGATATTGCTCAAAGCACTCAGGACGCCAGCGAAGAATGCGCCGACTACGTCCATTGCTGCCTGAACAAGCTGAGGTACATTGCGAGCAATTCCTTCAAGCACCTCAATCAAGAACTGCATAACAGAATCTACGATTTGGGGTGTATAAGTAACCAGAGACGCTAAGACGCCAGTCACCAACTGAAGAGCACCGTCAGCAATAGCGGGAACGCACTCAACGAGGATGTCAACCAAAGTCAGAACAATGGCTTTCACAGCCTCGCCAATGGCTGGAGTGCCACTTGAAATGGCACCGCAGAATACCACAATAGCCTCGCCGATTTTCTCGGCAATAGCCGGAATAAGCCCTGCGAATCCGAGAACAATGGCTGAAAGTCCACCAACGATGAGGGCTCCGCTGGAGGCGAAGGAGGCTGCCAACGATGTTAAACCCACTGCGATGGAGGTCAGCCCTGTACCAATCAGTGTAAGGCCTGCTCCAATAGCAACGGAACCAACTCCGAGCAGGGCCAGTGCTCCGGAAATGGCAAGGATAGACGGAGCCAACGAGCCGAGAACCGCTCCTGCCACACCCATAATTGTGAAAGCTCCCGCAACTGTAATAAGACCCTTTGCAATAGCTTCCCAGCTCATGTTGCCAAGAATCACGAGCACCGGAGTCAGAACGGTCAACGCTCCAGCGGCCACAAGTAGCGCAGCAGAACCGGCCAGCGTTCCGTTCATGACGTTCAGACCGATAGCCAGTTCGGCAAGAGCACCGCCCATAGCTACAAGACCTTTAGCGATCTCTTCCCAGCTCATGTTGCCCATTGAGGAAAGAGCACTGGCTACAATCTTGAGTGCCGCACCGACAACGACCAGGCCGGCCCCAACACTGACCATGTTCTTGGGCATCAGATTTACAGCAATCGCCACTTCAGCGAGAGCTCCACCCATAGCCATAAGACCCTTTGCAATCTCTGAACCGCTCATACTGCCAAAGTCAGACATCGCAGATGCAAATATCTTCATAGCGGCAGCAATTTCAATCAAGGCAAGACCGGTTGAGATAACGTGTTTGGCATCGCCGGTCAGTTTAGTGAACGCTGTGATCTCCAGCAGAAGTGCAGCAATAGATGCCAGACCCTTAGTGATTTCACCCCACGACATAGAGCCAAAATCTTTACAGGCGGAGGCAAGAACCTTGATCGCAGAGGCAAGAATGACGATACCCGTAGCAGTCAAAACAGCCTTTCCATTGAACTTTGCATTGTTCAGGAAAATTTCGACTTCGGCCAGGAGAACCCCCACGCCGACAAGCCCCTTCGCCATATCATCCCAATCCATCTCTCCGAGGCTCTTTACTGCGGTAGAGAGTATTTTGATTGCAGCAGCAAACAGGATCATACCTGTCGCAGATTTGGAAGCATTCTTGTCGAACTTGGCTGTATTAAGGAATAGGTCGATCTCTGCCAGCAACACGCCGACGCCAATCAGGCCTTCCGCTAACTGTTCCGGCTCTAACTCGCCAATGTTCTTCATGGCCAGACTCAGAACCAGGAGCGCCGCTCCCATCTTTATCATGGCCGAAGCAGTTTTGTTGGCGGCTTTTCCGTCAATGCTCAACTTGTCCAAAACAGCCATAGACGCTATAAGTTCTGCGAACATAGTGCCCATAGCGGCAAGTGAACCAGTTACTTTGTCAGAGTCAATAGACGAGAGCACCAGCAAACTGACGGAGAGTACGGCGATAGATGCGGCGATCTTACCCAAAGCATCGGACTTCAACTTTGTCTGCCAAGCCTCCAGACTTCCACGAACACCATCCAAAATCTTGGTGACACCGCCACCGAGGCCCTTGACCCAATCCTTGAGGCTGGTAAATGTATTCTCCAGTTCCTCTACAGGATCGATGAATTTGTTGATTGCGGCTATAATGCCGCCAGCGGCCAAAGCGTTCAGGAAATCAAGGATGCCGTTGAAATTGGCGTTGCTCAGGGTATTGATAAGACCGTCGATAGCTTTTCCGAGCAGCCCTCCGATAGCACTGGCGACCTGTCTGATAAGGGTTCCAATGCCCGTCAGGACCTGAACAAATTTATTCCCGGAAACAGCCCCGTCAATCTCACCCATCGAGTCGACAACACTATCTTTCATTCCGACAATGCCGTCTTTCACCCACTTGACCCTTGTGCAGATACCATCAAAAACGACCTGCAATTTCTCCAGGCCCGGCGCTCCGACTTTCTCTTTCAAAGTCCCAAGGAAAGCTTCAACGGAAGCCGTTGCCCCATCGAGACCAGGGAAGCCCAAACTCTCGCCAATCGCGGCTGCAAAGCCAGTTACAGCAGTAATAGCGCCTTTCACGACGTCCACGATAGTTTTGAGCCCCTTGTAGAAGACATCACCTTTCTTGATAGACTCGTCAAGTTTAACAAGCCATTCGCCAAAAGACCCAGTCAGTCCGAGGACGCCAGTAAGCAGCCCTCCGACAGCAGACCCAGCCGGAGTGATGACACGCCACAAAGCACTAAAGGCTTGCTTCACGATGTCGAGTATCGCAAAGAGGCCTTTGAATGTGTTTCCGATGTCTTGTAGTGGCTTGTTGATAGCTCCAGTAAACCCATCCGCACCTTCCTCCGCCTGTGTGAAGAAATCTCTTATCCTCTCAGATGCGGAGTGGAGAGCTTCGATAAAAGAATAGAGCTGCTCAGATGTGGCAGGAGGGAAAATATCCTGCCAAGCGCCTTTGATGGTCTGGAATAACCCCTGAACAGCCTTTGCGCCATTCAGGAGAGAATCGAACAGGAGTTCACGACCACTCTGACGACCCAAAGTGCTGACCAGAGAAGCAAGATTGCTGTCTGAAGATTTAGCTTCCTCTGAAAGGGCTCGAAGAGCATCAATCTGCTCCTGGGTATAGCCGATATTTTGAAGTTGCTCATCCGACAGTTCCGAAATGCTGACCTGCGTGCCGGCGGCTTTGCTGACCAAATTGTCCAGCGTATCAGAGAGAATGTCGGTGGTCAGCCAACCCTTGGAAAGGGCAGCATCAAATGAGCCGGCTTCCTCAATCATCTTGTCCAAACCTTCAACAGAACCCTCAGCGGTCTCCCGAAGGGTATCTCGGAATGAATCGACAGAGATTCCTGTTTCATTGACTCGATTTTTGAGTTGCCCCCAGCTTGACATCAGGGCTCCTTGGAGAAGCGAGTTTCTTGCTTCGGACGACCCGTCAATAATGCTGCTGAAAAATTCGGAGAAAGTACGAAGCGTTGTCTTCGCCTCTTCGTAGTCACCAGCGATCAACTGCCAGGTCTCGGCCCAACCGGACTGAGCACTCTCTTTAAGAGTGTCTAAAAGCTGAGACCAGGTTTTGACATCCTGAGCAGCCGCAAAGGCTTTCTTGCCGATTTCTGTAGTTTCATCAGCATAATCTTTCAGCGTCGAAGTCAAGACCTCCGTGGTCATCCACTGCTCCTGAAGACTATCATTGAACATATGGGTCGCATCAATAACAGTCCCCTTCGCCAAAGTCTTATACATGCCATCGGCGGTCCTCGTTAAAGTACCAGCTGCAACAGCAGATTCAAGAAGCTGTGTCTTGAACTCAACAGTAGCCATGTTGGCATTCTCGATGGACTTCCAGTCAATCAGCTTAACGTAGCCTGCCGAGAGCGCCTGAGCAAAGTTGTACATTGCTCGGGATGCTTCATTGGCGTTTGCGCCAGATACAGCGGCCACGTTGCTGACGCCCTGAATTGCGGCAACGGCGTCATCCAGCTTAACACCGGCATTGGTGAACTTACCGATGTTGGAGGTCATATCAGAGAAGGAGTAGATGGTGCGGTCTGAATACTTGTTCAGTTCGTCCAGTTTCTGATTGACTTTGTCCAGGCTTTCACCGGTACTTGCCATGATGGTCTGGATAGAACCCATCTTAAGCTCATACTCACTGAAACCCGTCGAAATCGGCTCGATGGTCAGGGAGGAGAGAAGACGCTTACCAGCATTCACCGCAGAATTGGTGATGTTGGAGAGAGCAGTCATAGCTACGACTTCAAATGCCGAGAATTTTGCTTGTACAGTCTCGACAGAGCGCCCGATTGCGGACATATCGCATTTCTTAGCAGCCGTGCTGAGTTGGTCAAAGCCTTTCGCGGCCCCATCCAGATCTAAGCCTCTCTTGAGCTTCTCCAGAGTTGACAAACTCGTTTGCACACCGGATTCAAACTGCTTGTTATCAAATCGCATTTCTACGACTCTCTCATCGACTGTCCTGCTCATAACCGTTCAACCTCCTTCCATGCGTCATTCGCAATTTGGTCAAAAATAGGCTGGATAGCGGGGTTGATGTAATCTCGCCCTTCTACCCAGCCGCCTGTTCCGGTGCCATGTCCATATTGCAGGATGATGGCAATGGGAACTCCATTTTGAATGTTGGAGTTACGGAACGAAATCGTCGCCGTCCCGTTTTTGTTTGTGATCTCGTAATACCACGAACTCGCCGTCAATCCGGAGTCGACAGGTGTCGCAGACGCAAGGGCGGCCACTCCAGCGCGACCGTACTTATCGAGATCACCGAGGCGCACAACCTCTTTTGCTCTTTCTAAGAATTTGGTCAGGTGAGAGAAGTCGCCCTTTTGTCTGAACGTAATCATACGGTTGCTCCTTTACGACAGCTTCTTGCAGTAATCGAGGGACACCCAGCCAATGCCGGATTTGAGCTTACCCCAGAGGATAGCGCCCTGTCCGGTTGCCTCACTGACGATGGTGTAGACACCGGGCTTGATGGCTTTCTGGACAATATCCGTATTGGTACCCGGACCCTTTCGGATTCGCAGATCGGTTGCAGTGATGCGAACCTTGTATGGAACCGTACTCACCGGCTTAGTTTCGGCCGGAGGAGTAACGCCCAACTTGGCGTTCACCTTCGCGGCGATGTCGCCGAGCCGCTGGTAGATGTAGTCGCCGGGGCA